AAACATCCATAGTATTTTTGTACAACGTGGCGAAGAAAGATTTAAACTACCTGAAAATAATTTAGCAATGGCTAGAGCAATGGCTCGCCATTTACAAAAAGGTGGTGAAACATTTGATGAAATTGGCACTAAGATAGTTGAAATGGCCGCAGACTATAAGTCGCTAGGACAATTTGTAAACTATGTTAGGAAGTCAAAACTTGTAAACGAAGACAATCAAATGTATGTCGATCTTGCGATAGAAAATGTACAAAATATTAAAAACACATTTAAAAGACTTGCTGGTGCTAAAACTTATGACACTGCCATCCAAAGTTTTAACGAAGCAGAAGATGTTATTGAATTAGATGAAGATACAACAGACATCGAATCATTGTTCACTGAAACACATTTTGATGATAAAGTTGCTAACGTCATAGACAACTTAAAGACTTTATCAGTAAAAAGAAAAGCATTTGAAGGTTATTTAACAAAAGCAATAGCAAAAGAATCATTTGCAGATCTTAAAAATTTATTAAGCGAAAGCGATATAATGGATTTTGCATCACCTAATGCTAAACTTGGATATCAAGTTAGTCAGTTAGGGTTTGCGGCAAAAGATCAAAAGTTAGGAAATTATTTACAAGGTCTTAGTAGAAAACTTAATTCAGGCGGCGGTTTGAGCCAATTTGAGTACGGTACTATTAAGAGTTGTTTATTAGGTGCAAAGAATAACGCAGTAGAGGCTGGTGCTAGTGGTTACACAGCAGAAGCACAATACGAAAGTTTCTTGAACCAATTTGTAGAATAAAAACTGCAATCAAAAGACTAAATAACATTGTTAGAAAAAAAGGTTGACTTTTTTCTATCTTGGCATTAATATAATAAAATAGCAATACGCATGGTGTGTATTGCAAACATGGCTACATGGCACATATAAGGAGAAAACATTATGGCATCTTTAGCAGAAATACGAGCAAAGCTCGCGGCAATGGAGAACAAAGGTTCTTCGAATTCACCCACCCAAAGCGATAACGCAATTTACCCATTTTGGAACATTGATGAAGGTACTAGTTGTACACTTCGTTTCCTTCCTGACGGTAATCCAAATGCAGATTTCTTTTGGGTAGAACGACAAATGATTCGTTTGACATTCCCTGGAGTAGTTGGCGGAGACAGCAAGCCTGTAACCGTACAAGTACCATGTATGGAAATGTATAACGAAACATGTCCAGTACTAACCGAAGTAAGACCTTGGTTCAAAGACCCAAGTCTTGAAGACATGGGCAGAAAGTATTGGAAAAAGAGAAGTTACATTTTCCAAGGATTTGTAAACGAAAATCCTTTAAATGAAACTGCACCTGAGAATCCAATCAGACGTTTTGTAATTGGACCTCAAATCTTTAACATTATTAAATCAGCATTGATGGATCCTGATATGGAAAACATTCCAACTGATTACGTTAATGGCACCGACTTCCGTTTAACTAAAACTTCAAAAGGTCAGTATGCAGACTATTCAACTAGTAAGTGGGCAAGAAAAGAAAGTGCTCTTACTGAAGAACAGTTAGCATCAATTGACACGCATGGCTTGTTTGACTTGAATGATTTTCTTCCCGCTAAACCTACAGCAGAAGGTGTACAAGCAATTTCAGAAATGTTCGAAGCCAGTGTAAACGGTGATCAATATGATCCAGCAAGGTGGGCTAACTATTATAAGCCCTACGGACTTGATACAGGGACGCAAACTCAAGCAACAGTTGCTCCTGTACAGACAACTGCGGAACCAAGTGTGGCTCCTGTAGCAGAAACAGTGGTGGAAACACCTACTCCTACTCCAGCACCAGTTGCTGAAGAAGCACCTGCTCCAGCGCCAGCGGCTGAGTCAGCAGACCAGGGAAAGAAATCAGCAGATGACATTCTTGCAATGATTCGTAACCGTCAGTCTTAAGGAGAAGAATCATGCAGAAACCATTTGACTTAACTAAGTTCCGTACTGGCATCACTAAATCTATTAGTGGTATCAGTGCAGGATTCCACGATCCACAAGATTGGATTAGCACAGGCAACTACACACTAAACTACTTAATTAGTAGCGATTTTAACAAAGGAATTCCTTTAGGTAAAGTTAGTGTTTTTGCAGGTGAATCCGGTTCTGGTAAATCGTTTATATGTTCAGGCAATCTTGTAAAGTCAGCACAAGAAATGGGCTGTCAAGTAGTATTGTTCGACTCAGAAAACGCACTTGACGAAGAATGGCTCCAAGCACTTAATGTTGACACAAGTCCAGAAAAACTATTGAAAATCAGTGTTTCAATGATTGACGATGTTGCAAAAGCAATCTCAGAATTTATGAAAGACTACAAAGCAAACTACAGCGATCTTCCTTATGAAGAAATGCCCAAGTTAGTATTTGTTGTTGATAGTTTAGGCATGTTGCTAACACCTACTGATGTAGATCAGTTCCAAAAAGGTGACATGAAAGGTGATATGGGTAGAAAGCCTAAGGCTTTAACCGCATTAGTTAGAAACACAGTGAATCAGATCGCTCCTTTTCCGATTGCACTGATTGCAACTAACCATACTTATGCATCACAAGACATGTTTGACCCTGATGACAAGATTTCAGGTGGTCAAGGCTTTATCTATGCATCATCTATTGTAGTTGCAATGAAGAAGTTAAAACTAAAAGAAGATGAAGATGGCAACAAAACATCTACAGTACAGGGTATTAGAGCGGCTTGTAAAGTGATGAAATCGCGTTATGCAAAACCGTTTGAAGGTGTACAAATTAAAATTCCTTATGAGACAGGTATGGATCCATATAGTGGCCTATTGGAAATGCTTGAATCAAAAGGTATTGTAGAAAAAGTTGGTAACAAACTTTCTTATACATCTCCTGTAACTGGTGAAGAAATTAAAGAGTTCAGAAAAGGCTGGACTGGAGAGAAACTTCAGATAATTATTGACGAATGGGGACAAAATCCTGTCGCACAAAACGACATTATTGACGACCCAGAACCTGAAGACTTTAATCCAGAACCAGAGGAGTACATTGATGAGTCCTGAAATTGAACTTCTTTATGAAGTTTGGGATAAGGTGAAAGCCTATGTTCCAAAAAAAGATAAAATACATATTGCTGAGGAATTAGTAAGAGTATTTGACAACACTGTCGGTCTCGATGAAATTGAATCGGAACTTAACTCTTTTGATAGTGTTGTAAAAGCGGCATTAATGAGTCATTTAGATCTTGGTTACGAAGAAGATGACGAAGAAGATGAATACTGGGATTAATAAATGAGTACTTGGTATAATAAAGTAGTAGAGGATTTGGGTAATATTATAGGTGCTATAGATTACTTTGAGTCTGAAATACAAAGTGCTAAGTATGAAGTTAAAATAAAAGGCAGTCTGGAGAAATCCAGTTCTGCCTTACCCGGCATCACTGAACACCGCTTTAATCAACTTCAAGAAATTGAAGCAATTCTAGAACATATAAATATCGAATTGCGTAAAGAACGCAGTAAGACATTTAGAAAATATTTAGAATCTTACAACAGACAACTCAGCAGTAGAGATGCTGAAAAGTTTGTCGACAGCGAAGATAGTGTTATTACATTAACACATTTAGCAAATCAATTTGCACTATTACGAAATCAATTCTTAGGTATAATGAAAGGCTTAGATACTAAACAATGGCAGATAGGACACATTACTAGATTAAGAACTGCTGGCATGGAAGATATTGTGATAGATTGATGAACAATTATGTTATAAACATCAATGCAATAGAGACTCGAGATTGGGACCAGTTCCAAGATTTCACTAAAACTCACACAAAAGATATTGTAACAGATATAAAAACCAACGGTGTAAAACCTAAAGATGTATACGTTGAATTTAAGTATACCGCTGAGGGAACCATGTGGCTAATAAATGATAAATGGTTTATGCATGCCATACACGATTTTGCAAATTCTCTTAACATACCGTTAAAAAATATTACTTATACTGGTACTAACTCAAAATTAGACAGTGTGTATAATAAATGGCATTCTATGTATGTACCAGAACAAGATAAAATAAATCTACAGTGTTTTTCTTTTGGTTTAAAGTTATATCAAAGTCAATATTATAGAGAAGATGATAAGTTATATATTCCCTACAACATTAACAAAAATTTACGTTCTAAAAAATTTAATTGCTTAAATGCAAATATGCTGGAACACAGAATAATGTTTCTAAAGGAAATGTACAACCAAAATGTGCTAGATTTAGAAAATAATTTAATCAGTTTTCATTGGTTTAAAAATCTTAGCGGCCAGGTTGATGCTCCGCAAGAATTAAAAGATATGTGTCCTATTCAGTTTGATTTACAAGGAGACTGGGAAGAAATATACAGTCAAATTTTTAAGAAAGATACATTCAATACTGATTGGAACAAAACAGGAAATTTTTCTTACATATATGACGATACATATTTTACTGTGACAACTGAAAGCAGTGAATGCTTTACTCTAGCCAACTATCATAGAGACGACAATATAAATGCATATATGAAAGAGTTTCATGAAGAAATGTTTTTAACTGAAAAAATATTTAGACCTATATTATATTGGCATCCGCAATTAGTTCAATGTACAACCGGTACATTAGACTATTTAAAACAATTAGGATTTAAAACGTTTAGCAATTATTGGAATGAGGATTACGATAATGAGCCTAACGGAGAAATTAGAACACAAATGATTGTTAGCGAAGTTAAAAAACTTAACAAAAAATCATTAGAGGAACTACACGAAATGTATTGGGACATGATGCCAATACTAGAACATAATAGAGACTTATTATTAAATCATGACTTCATTAGATCTCCATGGTATAAGACATCATGAAGTTGATCACTTAGTAGAAAACTTCATATTGATGAATCAAGACAGCATAC